AAAGCGAAGAGAGCGAGGCGGGCGGCGACTGGCTGGCGCCGCTGTTCGAGCAGTTGAAGGGGGCGGTTCAGCGCGCCGCCGCCGTGCTGGCCAAGGACGATCCCGAGGAAAAGGCGGATGCGGAGACGCTGGCGCGGCGCGCCGGCGTGGTGGCGCGCGCCGCCCTGGCGGTCGATGCGATCCGCCGCCGCATGGAGGCTGAGCGCAGGGCCGAAAAAGACAGCGAAGAGGACGAAATGGGTGGGCGAACCGACAGACCCGAGGAGGACGCGCGGCTGCGACGCCGGCTCACCCTCCATTCCGAGCGTTTGGACCGCATTCTGGAGACGAAAGGCGCCCGACCAAATGGACGCGCGCGAACTGAGGCGGATGGTGCGGGCGACGGGGCTGCATCCTCACCAATGCCCGCCCCTGGATGAGCCCTGGCGGACCTGGCTGCTGCTGGGCGGGCGCGGGTCGGGCAAGACCTTCGCCGGGGCGGTGTGGATGGATGTGGCGGCGCGGTTCAGGCCCGGCGCGGTCATCGCCCTGGTCGGTCCGGCCCTGCACGACGTGCGCGAGGTGATGGTCGAGGGGGAGGCGGGCATCAAGGCCCTGGCCGAGCCGGGCGACCGGCCCCGCTGGGAGGCCGGACGGCGAAGGCTGGTGTGGGCCAACGGCTCGACCGCCTACGCCTTTTCCGCCGAGGACCCGGACAGTCTGCGCGGACCCCAGTTCCACGCCGCCTGGGCCGATGAGTTCTGCACCTGGCGCAAGCCCGAGGCGGTGCTGTCGAACCTGAGGTTCGGCCTGCGGCTGGGGCCCGACCCCCGGCTGGCGGTGACGACCACGCCCCGGCCCATTCCGGCCCTGCGGCGGCTGATGGCCGAGGCGGGGACGGTGACGGACCGGGCGGCGACGGCGGACAACGCAGAGAACCTGTCGCCGGGCTATGTCGACCATCTGACCGACCTTTACGGCGGGACGCGGCTGGCGGCTCAGGAACTGGAGGGACAGGTGGTGGAGGGCGAGGGCGCCCTGTTCCGCATCGCCGATCTGAAACAGGCGCGCGGAAGCCGGCCGGCCGAGCTGGACCGGGTGGTCGTGGCGGTCGATCCGCCCGCCAGCGCCCACGGCGACGCCTGCGGCATAGTGGTGGTGGGACGGCGCGAACGGCGGGCCTTCGTCCTGGCCGACCGGACGGTGCGGGGCCTGTCGCCCGGCGGCTGGGCCGCCGCCGTCTGTCGCGCCGCGCGGGATTTCGAGGCCCAGGAGGTGGCGGCCGAGGCCAATCAGGGCGGGGAGATGGTGCGAAGCGTCCTGGGCCAGGCGGACTGTCCGGCCCCGGTCGCCCTGGTCCACGCCCGCCGCTCCAAGGCCGCCCGGGCCGAGCCGGTGGCCCTGTTGTACGAACAGGGGCGGGTCGTCCACTGTGGCGACTTTCCCGCCCTGGAGGAGGAGATGCTGGCCCTGGGCTGCGAGGGCGGACCCAGCCCCGACCGGGCCGACGCCCTGGTCTGGGGCGTGTCGCGGCTGATGCTGGAGCCGCAGGGCGAGGGGCCGTGGATCAGAAGACTATGACGCCGGAGGTTTGGGGATATTGGGCTGCGGCCCGCGCCAGGGCGGTGTCGGCGCTGATCAAGGGAACGCCCAGGAGCAGGGCCTGAGTGTCGAGCAGGACCGCCATTCAGCGGTAGAAATGATCTTCGTCTTCCGAACGGGCGAGACGCTCCATCTCGGGGTCCGGCTGAAGGAAGAGAGTCGCTTCTTCATCCGTCAGCGGACCGAGGTGGGCCAGGGCGCCAAATCGGAACCGAGGCTGTTCGACGACCCCTGCGGCGCGGATGACGGCGACGGCGTGGCCGTCGCGGGACAGGACGATTTCCTCGCCCTGTTCGGCCTGGGCGGCGAGTTCGGCCAGGGTGGCCTGAGACCGGGCGATGTCGACGTGGATCGTCATGGGCCGAGACTAGCACGGGCGGGGCGGAGGCGAAACGGCGGGGCCGAGCGCCGGTCGCCGCCTCCGCTGCGGCGAGACATTTTCAGGAGAGTGCGATGGGTGGGATGCGGTGGCCGTTCGGCCGGGGCGGGCGTGCGCCCGGTCCGGGCGCGCCGGAGGCGAAGGCCAGTCGGACGGCGGTGCTGCTGTCGGGCGTCGGGCGGGCGCGGTGGACGGGCAATGACTACGCCGGCCTGGCGCGCGAGGGCTATCAGAAGAACGCCGTGGCCTATCGCTGCATCCGCATGATCGCGGAGGCGGCGGCCTCGGCGCCCTTTGCGGTCTTTGTGGACGGGGTGCGCGACGAGACCCATCCGCTGGCGCGGCTGATCCGCCGGCCCAATCCCGAACAGTCGGGGGCGGAGCTGATGGAGGCGGTTTACGGATCGCTTCAGGTCTCGGGCAACGCCTGGGTGGAAGCGGTGGGGGACGCGGTTCCCGAGGAGCTGTGGGCGCTCAGGTCGGACCGGGTCAAGGTGGTTCCCGGCCGGTCGGGCTGGCCCGAGGCGTGGGATTACTCCGTGGACGGACGGTCGATCCGGATCGGGCGGGCGGCTGACGGCTGGGCGCCGGTGATGCAGCTGAAGCTGTGGCATCCGCTGGACGACTGGTACGGCCTGTCGCCGCTGGAGGCGGCGGCGCAGGGGGTGGATGCGCACAATGCGGCCGGGGCCTGGAACAAGGCCCTGCTGGACAATGGGGCGCGGCCGTCCGGCGCCCTGATCTATGGGGCCAAGGGCGGCGAGCGGCTGACCGACGGCCAGTTCGAAGCGCTGAAGGCCCAACTGTCCAGCGCCTACGCCGGGGTGGAGAACGCCGGGCGGCCGATCCTGCTGGAGGGGGGAATGGACTGGAAGCCCCTGAGCCTGACCCCCGCCGAGATGGACTTCACCGCCGGGCGACATGCGGCGGCGCGCGAGATCGCCCTGGCCTTCGGGGTTCCGCCGCAGCTGCTGGGGATACCGGGGGACGCCACCTATTCCAACTATCGCGAGGCCAACACCGCCTTCTGGCGACAGACGGTCATACCCCTGGCGCGCAAGGCGGCGGGCGCGATGACCGGCTGGCTGGGCGGACGGTTCCCCGGCTGCGAGGTGCGGGCCGACCTGGAGGCCGTGCCGGCGCTGCAGCCCGAACGCGACGCCCTGTGGGCGCGGCTGGAGGCGGCAAGCTTCCTGACCGACGCGGAGCGGCGACGGATGGCGGGGGTGGAGGGATGAGGAAGGCGTGGCGAGTGTCGAGTGGCGAGTGGCGAGGGAGACGTGACGCATGAGCGACGACTCTCAGGTCCGGCGCGTGCCGACCGCCCTGGTGATCGCGGTCGTGGTGCAGACCATCGGCGGCTTGGTCTGGGCGGGCGGGGCGGCGGCGCGGATTGCGACGCTGGAGCAGAGGGTGAGCGAGCAGAGGCTGGTGGCCGAACGGTTGGCCCGGCTGGAGACCCAAGGCGAGGCGACGGCGGCGGCGGTGGAGCGGATCGAACGGCGGCTGGAGGGGGGCGGGTGAGTGGTTAGTGGCGAGTGGCGAGTGGCGAGTGGTGAGGCGAACCAGGCGATTGGACGAAGGCAGGCGCGACTTCGCTCGCCCCTCGCCCCTCGCCACTCGCCACTCCTGATCCAGGGCTACGCCTCCCTGTGGGGCGTGGCGGATCTGAACGGGGACGTGGTCCAGGCGGGGGCGTTCGCCGACAGTCTGGCCAAGACGGGCGCCGAAGGGGTGCGGATGCTGAACCAGCACGACGGCCGGGCGCCGGTCGGGGTCTGGGACGAGGTGCGCGAGGACGAGCGCGGCCTGTTCGTGCGCGGCCGGATCGAAGACTGGTCGCCCGAGGCCCGCTTCGCCGCCGCCCTGAGCCGGGCGGGGGCGATGGACGGCCTGTCGATCGGATACCGCACGGCGCGGGCGCGGCGTCAGGGACGTTTGAGGGTGCTGAGCGGGGTCGAGCTGTGGGAGGTGTCGCTGGTGACGTTTCCCATGCTGCCGGGGGCGCGGTTTAGCGTCGCCTGACGCGCCCTGGGACGGCCTGGGGCCAATCGACATTCAGCCTGCCGCCGTCCTGCCGGGGCGGTGCGCAGCGGAACGCTGATTGAGGATGGGTTCATCACAACGGGCACGACGCGGTCACGGCGAACACGGCGCGTTCCGATGGCGTCGTGACCGCTGTGAATCCGCCGTGATCGCCGTGATGAACCCGGACGCCGCATCAAGGCCCTCTGACGCGGGAAGAGCGGCCTGACCGCAGTAAGCTGAATGTCGATTGAACCTAGCCACCCGGAGCCTTCGGATCGGCGGTCAGAAGGATATCTATTTCACGCAGCCTGCCGATCAGGCCGCCAGTCGTGGCTGCGATCAACATGGCATAGCCAGCCAGGTAAACCCACCAAGCGTTCGCCCCCTCCAGCAAGAGACCAAGACCGCCCACCACTATCCCTAAGGCTTGAGCAAGCACGACCGGGACCATCCATCCCGTGAGTGCGGAAAGGGCCTTTCTCTGCTGCGGCGACGCTTGCGCGCGTTGGGCGCGGGCCCAGGTCAGAAGCGCTGGAAACCTGCTTCGCAGTCCGACGGCCACACCGGCGGCCGCCAAGACTGTTGATAGGATCAAAAGTCCGAGCCCTCCCATGCCGGGCGGCGGCGAGGGGGCAAGCCGACCGTAAAAAACGCTAGCCAGAAGCATCAGGGCGAGTGTGCCCCAAGTCGCCGCCCGCCGTAGAGCCCCTCTATCCATGCTGCATTGGTAGCATGAGGCGCAATCAAGGCTAGGGGCTGGATCACACAATTCCGGGGCTGCAACCCGGACATTCCCGCGCGCCCCTCATGGACGCGCTCACACCGGAGACATCATGAAAGAGACCAAACAGGCTTCCGGCTCCCCGGAAGCGCAGGCTGTCGTGCGCGAGATGATGGCGGCGTTCGAGGCGTTCAAAGGGGCGAATGACGCCCGGCTGGGCGAGATCGAGAAGAAGGCGGCGGCCGATGTGCTGCTGGAGGAGAAGGTCGCGCGGATCGACCAGGCGGTGGCGGCGGCCCAGGCGCGGCTGGACCGGGTGATGAGCCAGAACCGGCGTCCGGCGATCGGCGGCGAGCCGGTGGAGCCTGTGTCGGCGCCCGAGGCGAAGGCGGCGTGGGACGGCTATCTGAAGACGGGCCACTCGCCTCAACTGGCCGGCGCCCTGGAGGTCAAGGCGGGGCTGTCTGCGGTGCCGACCTCGGGCGGCTATGTCGCGCCCTATGAGACCGAGCGGGCCATCGAGCGGCGGCTGATGGCGGCCTCGCCGATGCGCGAGATCGCGACGGTCAGGACGGTGGCGGCGGGCGTGTTCCGAAAGCCGGTCTCGACGGCGGGCGTGGCCTGCGGCTGGGTGGCGGAGACGGCGGCGCGGCCCGAGACCGATCCGGCGACCCTGGCCCTGTTGGAATTCCCCTCGGCGGATCTGTACGCCAATCCGGCGGCGACCCAGGCCCTGCTGGACGACGCCATGGTCGATCTGGACGAATGGCTGGCGGCCGAGGTCGAGGACGCCTTTGCGGCCCAGGAGACCCAGGCCTTCGTGAACGGCGACGGGGTGAACAAGCCCAAGGGCTTTCTGGCCTATCCGACCGTCGCCGACGCCGGGCAGCAGTGGGGCCAGATCGGTTATGTGGCCTCGGGCGCCGCAGGCGGGTTCGCGGCCGACAGTCCGACCGACCGGCTGATCGACCTGATCTATGCGCCCAAGGCCCAGTATCGGCCGAACGGCCGGTTCGTGATGAACAGGAAGACGGTCTCGGCCGTGCGCAAGTTCAAGGACGCCGACGGCAACTACGTCTGGCAGCCGGCGACGCGGCTGGGCGAGACGGCCAGCCTGCTCGGCTATCCGATCACTGAGATCGAGACCATGCCGGATGTGGCGGCGGGCAGTCTGTCCATCGCCTTCGGGGACTTCCCGCGGGGCTATCTGATCGTGGACCGGGCGGGGGTGCGGGTGCTGCGCGACCCCTATTCGGCCAAGCCCTATGTGCTGTTCTACACGACCAAGCGCGTCGGCGGCGGGGTGCAGAACTTCGACGCGATCAAGGTGATGCGGTTCGCGGCGACGTAGTCGCGGAGTGACGAGTGGTCAGTGGCGAGTGGCGAGTGGTCGCTCGCCGCTGACGTATGAAACGGCGTTTGGGCTGAGTAGGGGTGGCGGTCTCGCCGCTCGCCACTCGTCACTCGCCACTTCCGAGCAAGGCGAGGAGAGACATGGCGCAACCGGTGACGGCGGCGGAGGCGAAGCTGTTTTTGAGGGTCGAGCATGAGGCCGAGGACGGCCTGATCCAGACCCTGATTGAGGCGGCCCAGGCGCGGGTGGAGGCGGAGGTGGGGCTGAGCCTGACCTCGACCGCGCCGGCGGGGCTGAGGCTGGCGATCCTGATGCTGGTGCTGCGGGCCTATGAGCGGGGCGAGGCGGCGGCGGACCTGTCGATCGACGAATGGACCGCCCCCTATCGCACGGTGCGGCTGTGAGGGTTCTGGCGAGCCTGTTCCGGTCGGTGGAGGCCGAGACCCCCTATGGCGGGCGCAGCGTGAGCTTCGAACCCGTCGGCTCGGCCTGGCTGACCTGCGGGACGCGGCGGCGGATCGAACGGGGCGAGGGCGATCAGAGGCGCACGGTCGAGCGGCTGAGCGCCGAGGCGCGGGCCGACGCGCGGCTGGCGGTCGGGCGGGTGCTGCGGTTCGGCGGGGCCGACTGGGACGTCGTCGGCCTTGATCCTCTGCGGCCGGGGCGGCTGCGGCTGGAGCTGGAGCGGGTGCGATGAAGGATCATGAGAGCGCCCTGCAAAAGGCGGTGGTCGCGGCCCTGAAGGCGGATGCGGCGGTGTCGGCCCTGATCGGCGGGCGGGTGTTCGACCGGCCGCCGGAGGG